TACTTCTATGCTTGCCCCCGCCCCCGCTCCGGCGAGCTCTGCTGTCCGTTACGCCCTACTGCCGCGGGGAGACAATACAGGGGGTTCCCCCTGTACCCCCGTCACGGGAACGGCTGCTTCTAATCAAGCTCTAAGCAAACTTTAAGCAAGCCGCTGCTCCCGTGTCCCTTAGTTTATCCTCGGTATACAAGCCCCTTGCCGCCTCGTCAGGGCGGCAATTTTACGACGGGCTTGCTTATTCTCTGGAAACGACTTCAACCTGTAGTCACTTCAAAACGAAGCTGTTGAGATGGGGCAGCACCTCGCCGCCGCAGTTTGACACGATCAGATTGAAGTTCTTTTGGAAGACGCGAAAGTAAAGAGCGTTGCTCGCGTCCTTCGATCCTTCGGTGCGCTGCTCCTGAATCATCCGGGTCGCCTGGTTCCGGGACAGCCCCATGCCCATCAGGAGCTTTTTCATTCTCTTGGTCTTCATTTCAGTTTACCTCGTAGTCTTCAATACCGTTTTCGTCCGTCCGCTTTTCCCAGTGTTCGCAGCTGTCCTCAACGTCGGTGACATCGGTGCAGTTCAGCGACAGGCCATTGAAGCAGACCCAGGTATACTCCTCATGCCAGCGGCAGGTGCAGCAAGTCTTTTCAAGTTTCATATCGACACCTCACACATGATAACGCTGCATCGGTTTCCCAACCTCAAATGGCCTTTTCCCATACAGCGCATGACACTGCGGGCAAAGGTCAATTACTCTTGGATACTTCAAAGGGAATCCGTTAAAATCAGTTGTCACTTGCCAGTCAGTCACCCAGTCCTGCGTTGTCAGCGTATCCTGAAACCCGCCCTCAAGCTGTTCCTGAAATGCAACTCTCCTGCATATATCGCAAAATATAGCCTTGAACGTCTTTTGCATATCAGTACCTCCCGCGCTTTGCGCACTTGCCATCACAGGCAGGCTTTCCCTCGGTGGGTGCCTCGTACAGCTGCACCATCGGCTGCGGCTGATCCGAACGATTGAGCGGCTTGTCATACTGAACCGTGTAGTCGCCCTTCGGGTTATCGTGCCATGCCAGAGCGTGGCGGATCGCAAGCCAGACCTGTTCTGCTCGGTATGGGATTCTCATGCAGTAATCGAGCGGAGCGGAAAGAACATATCTTTTGTACAGCTTGTCCACTTCTTCCTGCATGATGTTCCTGCGGTCGATCGAGATGCTGAAAATTTCATCGTGTTCTTCTTTGCTGGTAAACGAATCGTTTTCCAGAGCAGCATAGAACCTTGCCATGCAGAGTTCGTCTGTCAGGTCTTCAAACTGCCCCATGTGCAGACGAAGGTACATCTCGCAGGCTTTTGCTACTGCCTCGGCCACCGGGCGGCTCATGGTTATGGTGACTTTCTCGATCTCTGCCGGCGTTTTAGTTTTCTTCGCCATGGTGCGGCTCCTTTGCTCCCGGCCAGCCCCGACGCTGGCTGCGTTCAAGCTTTCGGGCCATCGCTGCCACCTGAATGGCTTCGACAGCCAAGGCAACTGCCCGGTCATACACGCCCTTTGTCGAGATTTGCGGATTGTTGGAGTAAGCTCCCATCCACATTGCATTCAGCTCCCGGCGCAGAGCATCCATTTCCCGTGCGGCTTCCACTGTTTCTTCCTGAATGACCGCCACGCCCTCGTGTGCGCTTGCGAACATCCGAAATTTTCTGTTTGCTGCGGCCAGTTCAATTTTAACCAGCCGCTTTACATCCACTTTTACAGCGTCCATATCTCATTCCTCCACTAAGTCCACATTGTTCCAGCTCGTGTGGTACTCTTTCCCGTTGATTCGCGTATCAATGCATTTATTCATTTTGTCGCTCCCTCGTCTTTGACCTTGAATCCCAGAAAATCAGCCACGCCATAGCTTCCGCCGCCACAGGAATGGCACTCATACAGCGTCGGTTCCATGACCTCTTCCGGCTTTTTCTGCCTTACGGCACGATACATCATGTCCATTACAAACTGTCGGTTGCTCTTTTCGCCGCTGGTTGAGCATTCCACATACTCTTTTCCGCACAAGCGGCACTTGTACATAGCGTCAAGTATCTTCATCGTCCGCCTCGGTTTCCTCGTTGCCTCCTGTCGGCCAGCACTGGCGCGTTATGTCCACCGTGCTGTCCTTTAAGCCCTCCACGCGCAGGAGCGTCAATGCTTCCAGAAGCGAATCCCGCAGGGCCTCTTTCACATCCGGCTGCATGATCGCTGCCCGGACGGAAAAGCCGTCCTTTACGACGATGTACTTTTCGCCCTGGCTGGATGTCCGCAGATAGAACGCCATGTACGCAGAATTTGCAAATTCACCCTGCAATGGGGTCAGATCGTCGGCGGTGGCAATGGCGATCACGTTCTTTTGCTCGTCCGTCAGCAGGCGGAGTTCCTGGCCGTGAATCGACACGTCAATGTCCATCGTCACCAGCCGGGTTTCTCCCTCCACACTGTCGGTCAAGTTGTATCCCTCAAGCCATGTCGCATCCTCGTCGGTGAAGTCGTTGTAGGCGATATTCTCCATCGTCTTAGGACCGATGCCAAGCATCATAGCAGTTTCGTCACGGTCGATGGGCTTCGGATAGCCGTTCAGGCGGTAGATGCCGTGTGCCGTCATAATCCACACTTCATGCAATGGGCCGACGTAGTGAACGCCGCACACCCCGCTTGCCTTGATGTTCTTTGCTATAGCTGCAAGTCTCATTTTCTGATTACCTCCACGTCCGGCTTCTTGGTTTCTTGGAATCTCGGATAAAACGTCATTGCGCACATCCTCGCTTCATGGAGTGCATCCTTTACGCTTACCGCATCGAGTTTGTACGGTAGGTACATCGGTTGCTTCGTGTAGCTGTCGATTCCGTGCAGGGCTATGCTGTATCTTTCCATCTTTTCTCCTTTCGTCTTATTTTTCTCTACGGGCAATCCCGGAATCGAACCGGGGCAGGCCTGTCCCTTGCTCATAAAAAGGAGCCGCCGCCAGGAAATGCCGATCATAATCACGGCGACCACCGCCGGGATAATTGCGCTGTTCTTGTACTCTTTTGCCAGGAGCAGCACTGCCAGCGCAAACAGGGCAGCGACCACACCGATGATGAAGAAAATCATGTTTCCTCGCTTCTTCCATTCGGCTATGTACGGTCTCGCTCCATGATTAAATCCGATCTTGGCAAGTAAGGTTTCCATGTTATTTTCATTTTTCCGCCAGCGGATTCACCGCTCTATCGTCCCAATATTCAGTTGCTCCGATTTTTCGCGGGTCATTGTTCCATGCTTTCTTCCATTCCGGCAGATTCTCGTTGACCGCTTCAAACGTTAGCCCCCATGCCGCACATGCGTCCACTGCTTCTTTCAGTAGCGTTCCCTCTCGGCACGTCCAAAGGATCAGTGCTGCGCCGTCTTCCTGCTCTTTGAGCGCCCGTTGAATCACGTCCATCTTTGGCTTTCCGATTTTCGGGTACTCGTTCTCGCAGATCGTACCGTCAAAGTCCAGAGCAATCACCCTTCGGAACGGTCCCATGTATTTCATCCCGCTCATATTTACTGTTCCCGTTCTCCTTTCACCGGCACCCTACAAGCGGGTGCCGATGCCGGATTCCTGATTTTGACGACAGGACGAACGCCACCGGCGGAGCGGGCATAGCTGCAGTCCGCACCGCCGGCGCAGTAGACATCCGCGAAAAGGGTTGCCGAGTTCTGCACCCGATTTTGGAGCCAGTACCATTCCCACCCATCGTTCAAACCCCGAAAAGCAATTCGGTTTCTCCGCTGTTTCATGGACTTCCACTGCTCAACACCCGTCTCATTCTCACCGCATTTGTTCTCCCCGAAGATTTCCTTTTCTGTCGGGATACGGATCAGATCACCGTTTACAAACGGGGTCAGCAGCTTCTTGATCTTTTTGGGGAAGCGGTCGAGAATTTTACCGTTCAGCTTTTCCCGCAGATCGGATTCATTCCATCCGCCAGAGCTCGAACCGTTCTCGTTCATGCAGCTTTCCTCTGCCAGACAATTCACCGAACAGAAGATCATGCCGTCAAATTCAGACTTCACGGCCAGCATTTCTACCTTCTCGCCGGTTGTCAGGCGGAAACGGATCACATCTCCCACATGGAACAGGTCGGTTTTCAGCTTTTCGGTTCTTCTCACTTCCAGATTCATGGTTTTCTCTCCTTTCGTCAGCCGCCCAGCATCGGGTCCGGGCATTCCCAGCAGTAGTCTTCAAACTCAATTTCTCGATTGATTGTTGTCTCGCCTTTGATGATTTCGATTTCTTGGTTGAACTCCATCCCGCACTCATATCCGTACACTCTGAAGTCCAGATTGTACTTTTTTGACATCTCAATGTACGGTCCTACTTCGATTCCCCATGCGGCCTTCATTCTCACGACAAGGGTTGACTTTCCATCTTCTTTGCAGAGATTGTTGTAGAATCCTTCTTCTATGAAGTTTCTTTCCGTCCCTTCGATGTATGCGGTTCTGTCCACGTTCAGATACATTTCATCCCCGCTCGGCTCGTGCTCAAACCTTATCGCTTTCTCTGCAATTTCTGTTTGCGGCTCATTGCCAATCCATCTTGTGATGTAGCAGTGCAGGCATTCCGTTGCCCACTTTCCAATGTCCTCTGGCTTTCCGCGAACTTTCAGCTTTCCTTCTACCCAGTTCGGCATTTTAATCGTTCACCTCTTTCAGAATCCAGACCCGATGTTCGCCGTAGCCCGTCCATTTCAAAGCGTCTTCATGGCTACCAGAAACAGCAACGTCCAAATGGTTGCCCTGTACTCCTGCGCCCTTGTCCTGGACAATTCGGATACCCACATCTTCGATGTACAGAACCGTGCCATACGGGAAAATTGACTGATCCGCCGCCACGGTCACGCCGGCTTCCACCGGTGCGCCACTGGCTGTGATCCCGGTTCCTGTTCCGCAGATATGCTCGTACTTCTCCGTGCAGTAGGCGGTACAAACGAACGTTCCGGCATCTTCCACCATGAGCTTTTTGTCCAATGTTTTCCGTGCCTTTAACTCGTTTGCCAGTTCTTCTACCGCATCCGCCGCAAAGTACGCCGTATCTTTCCAGTCATTTGCCATTTGTTCCCAGTCCTCCGCACGGGATTTATAAATATCCCTCTGGATTTCCAGGTCGTTGATCCGGCTGTTCGCCAGCCCAACGGCAACGCTGCTGGCAGCCGCCGCGCAAATCGCAACAGATACAGCCAGCTTCGACAGGGTATCAGGTCTCACGTTTTTCATAGTTTTCCTCTTTTCTTGTGCGAACGGTCGGCATCGAACCGACCCGTCTGTTGATGATGGGGAATCGGAAACAGGCGGCACCTTGCGCTCGCATATCAGACCCGCTCCGTAAGGGAGGTACAGAGCGGGGCGGCCACTGCAATGGCCTGTTGCTTTTGGCCTGAGCAAGTTGAACAGGGTGTTTCTGCGCTCACACTGCGGCGTACCCGTTCCCGTCATATCCATGCGGGTACGGCTTCGGCAAGAACGGCAGCCCGGTTTTTCATCGGGCTTGAACGGAAAGGAGGACGCTGCTGTACAGCACCGCTCCGCCGTGCCAGGCGGCTGACTTCATGGCCGTGCCCGGCTTTCATGGAAAGTGTTAAGCAGGCGCAGGCGGGGTCCGGCCCCGCTCACGATGTCCCTGTGCCAGAAGGACACCCCGCGCCACATAAAAAGCAGCCCCGCTTCTGCGGGCAGGGCCGCCTATTGTTTCACCGGGGACAATGCTTTGTATCAGCAGCATCGTTTCCCTCATAGTGCTTGCACTCCACGTTGTAGCCGCCGCACGGGGCGCATCGTGCAGCGGTGATCTCAAACGTGTGTTTGCACTGTTTGTCTTTGTGTAGCTCGTTCCGCTCGGTGGGTGACCGGTTATGTATCCTCATCCTTTTACCTTCCTACCTCATCGTGGTGTGTGGCGATCATATCCGCCATGTGAACGCACAGGGCTTCCGGGTATTCGTCAAATACTTTGCTTGCCGTGTTCCAGTCCCGCTCTCCGGTATAAGCCCCCATGTGCCACCGAATCGCATAGGTTTCTGCTTCTGTCAGCTTGATAAACCGTTGTGCGATGATTACGCTTCCTTCACCATGTCCAAGACACAAACCGCCATTCGACTTGTAGCCATCTTTGGTTTCCTCGTAACTGCCCACCTTGCAAATATCGTGAAGCAGAGCCGCCACCACAACTGCCTTCATAGTGCAATGCCGGAAAGCATAGAGGTTCATCATAAGCTCCACTGCGTTGTTTGCCACGTTCACTGTGTGCTCGCACAGCCCGCCCTCATACGCCATGTGGTGCCTGGCGCTTGCCGGTGCCGTAAAGAATCCGCTGTGTTCCAGCCAGTCAAGCAGTTCCTTATTGCCCTCTCTGTCCGCCAGTACATCAGACCACATTTCCAGAAACGCTTCCCGTGCTTTCTGCATTTTGTTTTCCATTTGCTCTTACTCCTTTCAGCAACTGATCCCGCCCCTCCGGGTAATTGGTTGGACGATCTAAAATCTCCGGGTGATTCTCGAAATATGCGATCAGCATCTCCCGCATCTGCCCGGCAGCGAACGGTGAATAGGTTGCCCGAACTTTCCGGCTCATAATTTCACGCCTTTCTTTTTCATTCTGGAAGCGGGTTTTGTTTTCGTTCCTCCCGCCATTGGAACACGCTGTCAGATTTTCCCGAAGTGGCGCATGACCATTTCTGCGATCGCCCTGCCGATAGGATCATCTGCATTCGGTGCGTGCCGCTCCCCGTTCTCCTTGCTCTTGCGTTCCAGCCCTTCGTTCACAAGGCTGTCAATCATTTCGTGCATGACACGCTTTGTCGCCGCCAGCAGCCTCATATTTCCGTTCGTCGTTGTGATAAGAACGTTCGCTGCAATCGTTCCAGCGGTCACCAGCAGCACCTGGGTCGTGCCCTCCATTTCAATTTCGGTGCCCTTGCCGTCATAAACAGCAGTGATCTTTGCGCAATCTTCTTTTCTGTCCATGGTCTATCCTTTCTGTTTCTGTGTAAATATTCGGAAGTGGCGGTACGCCCCGGGGTTGGCACCGGGCGGAAGGGAATGCGCCCCCTCCTGTACTGGCCGTACCAAATAAAAAGGCGGCATCGGACAGGTAGCCGCCACCCATGCGGGCCGCCCCGCTGTATTCTTTCTGCCCCCAGCAGGTAGGGCTCCGGCCTTGCGGTAGCCGGGCGGCCGCCTACTAGATAGACTAGCCGCATGGTGGGTGGGTAGGTCTGCCCATGCCCGGATGCTCACTCTTTAACGTGTTCTTCCTGTTTCATCTTGTCTATGTGCTTCTGCGCCAGATTGTGAATCTGCTCTTTGAACACTGCCCGCTTACGGCGTTCCAGCAGCTCAAAGATTCCGGCGCAGGCCAGTACCGTAATAATTCCAGCCGTTACGATTTCCCCGATCCATTCCATCTGTGCAGTCTCTCCATGAGTTCCTTTATCGTACTCCATCTGTGTTCTGATACCATCTTCCAGTATCTAGCTGATCTGGACATCTCACGAAACGCCTCCTGAGCTTCTTTTTTTTCATAGTAGTTCAGGATGCCCCACAAAAGGAAAATGACTGTAGCTACATCCGTCGCAATCCGCACCGTTAAATCGGGAGCGCCAATGTGATATAGCCAGATTGCCAGTTCAAGCATTCTCCTTTTCCGCCTTTCCTTTACTCTTTCAGCCCGCCGGTGTCAGCCAGCTCATACGGCATCCTCCTTTTCCTCCGGTTTCTCCGCCGGGTCTGCGCTCTGGGCTTCCTTGTAGCCCTGCACAAACCCTGCCATAAAGGAAAGAGCCGACTTACCAAGCGGCTTTGCATCGTCCATGATCTTTGCCAGCTCTTCCGTCTGCATCTTTTCTTTCTCGCTCATACTCTCACGCTCCTTTTTATGCAATTTGAATCAGGGCCGGATTCTCTCTCCAACAGCGGCCCCTTTTTACCGTTTCTCTGCGCAGGTACTCCCTAACCGCCGTCGGCAGATTTGCTACGATCCACCATTCGCCACAAACAAGTTCCTCATGTTCGCCAGACCACCAGCGGCCCGCCAGGTATGCGTTCGTAATCTTTTTTACTGTTTTCCTCTTCACGGTTTCGTCCGCTCCTTGTTGTCCGCCCCTTCCCGCCGTGCTATAATCAGGGCAGGAAAGGAGGTATACTTATGAACATTCGTCCATCTGATATTGATTTGCTATCCCGTGTTTTTCAGGCGTTCGATTCTGCTCCCGTTGCATTCTTTGAAAATGTACCGTCCGACAGAATCGCCCAGCTCAAAAACGCAGCCCGCGGACTGCCCGTAAAGTTCCGCTTCGGCTCTGGCTCGTCTACCTCGATTGAAACGCTCGCATTTGGATTCGCCTGCAACTACGCTCTGTCGAGAAAAGACTTCTCGCGTCAGGAGAAGGACACGATCTGCGCATATCGGGACGTTCTTCAATCCGAGCTGCTTCTGATCCATCCCGATATGTAAGTGCAACCAGGTCAACTTCCACATTTTCGCTTGCCAACAGCACGAGCCACGCCACGGCTCGTGCTGTTCTTGTTTTCTCCATCCTCTCACCCCCTTTTCTGTGTTATAATGTATCTGTGCGGTCATTGCTGGCCGCCGTCAGCTTTGAAAACAGGTGCGCACTTGCCGTCAGCTCCAACTCCCGGCAGGTACGCCGCCTGTTTTGCCGGCATACCCCCTTCTGCGAAAGGAGGTGATACCATGTCGAATCCCGGCAATGTTGATGTTGTCATTGGTCAGACGCACGTTTCCGGCGCGCGCCTGATTGCCCACTCTGAAAACTTGGGTTCTCCGATCTCCGTTCCTGCCGGAACGGTCGTCGGCGAAGGCGACATCATCAAGGTTGGCGAAACTCTTTGTAAAGTAGTCGGCGTCGTACACGACTGCGTGTACAACAAGGAGATGTCCGTCAACATCTATACTGCTCCGGTAGAGCAGTAACCTCTTCGGGCGCTCCGTCTGACATGGGCGGGGCGCTCTTTGTCACTCTTGTGTTTGCGTTCTTTACTTTACACCATCATTATAGTTTTCGTTCTTTACATTGTCAAGCCCCAATTTCTCTTTTTTTGTTGACGTTCTTAACTTTCAGTGCTATACTCAAATCAATAAAGGAGGTGAATCATAAAATGAAGGAGCGAATCCGCGAGCTGCGCAAGCATCTAAATATGACAATGGATGAATTTGGTGCGCGCATCGGGCTTTCCAAAGCCGCTATCAGTCTTATTGAGAGCGGGCGCAACGGCGCGCGTGACCAGACCATTTTCGCTATCTGCCGGGAGTTCGGTGTAAACGAGCAGTGGCTCCGCACCGGCGAAGGGGAGATGTTCGAGCAGACGCGGGAAACCGTGCTGGACAAGCTCTGCGCCGAGTATGATCTTGGGGCAGAACACCGGGCCATTGTGGAGGGATTTCTGGATCTGACCCCGCAGGATCGGGATGTGGTACTGAAATACTTCCATAATGTGTTCAGCCGGTCTACATCCCATGCCGCCCAGAGCGCGGCAGTACCCGACAGCGAAGCCCAGCGCATTGCCGAGAGCGACGAGTACAAGTCGCTTGTGGAAAAGAACGAGCCGCCGGAAAAAGAATTGCGTACTACCGCCGGTTAGTTCTTCAGCGCGCCGCAGACGAGTGGTTGAAACGTCACCGCTGACCACCATGCAAAAAGAAAAAGCCCACCGGGGGACAGCCGGTAGGCTTTTTCGTGTATGTAAAAATAAAAAATGCCCCATCTTCTCAAAAGAAAAGACAGGGCATTTTGAAATGAGTTGAACCTAAATGTGCAACTCTACTTATATAAATAGCTCCCAGATATGATATTTCGGAAATGAATTTAACTTTTTGACTGTTGAAAGTGTGGAAAGATTTATTTTCCCCAGAACTTGCAACGGCTTGCAACAAACTTAAAACTACTTGAAAGGTGGTATTTATGCCTCGTAAAAAGAAACTGCAAGAGGTAGGCGGACTGCGGCTGGTGGCGTACTACCGCTACTCCGGTGGCTCCGGGCAGACCGAGCAATCCATAGAGGGTCAGCGCCGGGACTGTGAAGCATACGCCAAGCTCCACGGCATGACGATTCAGCATGAATACATTGACCGGCATATCTCCGGCAAGACCGACGACCGCGTGTCGTTCCAACAGATGATCCGGGACAGCGACAAAGGTGCGTTCGATATGGTGATCTGCTGGAAGACCGACCGCTTTGCCCGCAACCGGTACGACAGCGCCGTGTACAAGAAGCGTCTGCGGGACAACGGCGTTGAGATCATCTATGCGGCAGAATCCAACATTTCCGGCGCGGAAGGTATCATCATTGAAGGTCTGATGGAATCTCTTGCCGAATACTATTCCGCCGAGCTTGCCGAGAAGATGCGCCGTGGTATGCGTGAGAGCGCTCTCAAGTGCCAGGCTATCAACCGCTGCAGGCCGCTTGGTTTCACCACCGATGCCGGCAAGAAGTTCATCATTGACGAGCGCACCGCTCCCGCCGTTCGGTTCATCTTTGAGCATTACGCCGCCGGGGAGAGCGCAGCGTACATCGTGGAGCAGCTGAACGAGAAGGGCTACCGCACCAGCCAGGGCAACGAGTTCAACAAGAGCAGTATCAATCGCATTATTCAGAACGAGATGTACCGCGGCGTTTATATCAGCAAGGCGTATGACGTTCGGATCGAGGGTGGAGTTCCCGCGATCGTGGACGACGAGTTATGGCGGAGGGCACAGGCTATGGCAAAACTCAACAAGCAGAAGCGCGCGAAGTATTCTGCCAAGGCGGACTATTTCCTTTCTGGTAAACTGTACTGCGGCGAGTGTGGCTGCCTGATGAAGGGGATCAGCGGGCACAGCAGCACCAACGGCGAGGTGTACCGGTACTATGCCTGTTCCAATCCTAAATGCAAGAAGCACAACGTTCCGAAAGAGGAACTGGAAGGAAAGGTCATTCAGGCTATCATTGACAACTTGTTACAGCCGGAAGCTATGGAAGCCCTTGCGGAAGCAATGGTGGCTGTGCAGGAAACTGATGCCGACAAGCCAAACGCAGAGCGTGAAGCCATCCAGCAAGAGCTTGCCGATGTCCGCCGCCGGAGCAAGAACATTTTGGATGCCATCGAGAACGGCACCGCAAACCCGCATCTGACCGCGCGTCTGGATGAACTGACCGAGCGGGAGAATACTTTGCGTTTCCAGCTGTCCACTCTCACCGATGAAAAGCCCCTGCGCTTCACCAAGGAGGAATATCTTTTCTTGTTGGAGCAGTTCTTGATTGACCCCGCCGAGCGCAACGAGGACTACGGTAGGCGTGTTGTTCACACTTTCGTAACTTCTATGGAAGTTAGCGATTCTAAACTGCTTATTTATTTTAACATTTCCGAAGAAACCGCTGACAAAAACAAAAACGCTTCACCGTCTGAACTTCAAAAAGAAAGTTCGACGGTGAAGCGTCTGGTCCGAGTGGCGAGAATCGAACTCACGGCCTCTTGAACCCCATTCAAGCGCGCTACCAAAACTGCGCTACACCCGGATATCTGCAAGCGGTTATCGCTCACAGCTCAATTAGTATACTTGATTCAGGGTGTTTTGTCAAGCTTTTTCTGCCAAGTTTTTGCAAATAAATTTTCAAAACTCCGGCTCGTTTTCCTGCAGCGGCTGATCCCTTGCGGGAAACATTTCAAATTCAACAGTGGCAAGTGCAATTGCAAACACACTCTCGGCACCGGCTGCCAGCAGCGCCTGTGTGCAGGCTGCTGCCGTGGCACCGGTGGTGATCACATCGTCTACCAAAAGCACCTTTCTGCCCTCCACAAGTTCCGTGTCCGTCACCCGGAAGGCACCCGCCACATTGGCAAGGCGCTGCTCAAAGGGCAGGCCCGCCTGATGCCGCTTTGCACGAGTGCGGCCCAGTGCTTTCGGGTACAGCGGTATCCCCAGTGCGCGGGCCAGCGGCACCGCCATGAGCTGCGGCACATTGTAGCCGCGCGCTCTGCCGGATGCCGGTACGGGAACGATGCAGTCGTACCCAAGGGACATGCCTTCCACAAGCTCCGGCACCGGTTCTGCACCGGCCATATGCATCTCGCTGCCAAAGGCCAGCTTTGCCAGCCAGAGGCCCAGCTCCACCGCCGCCCACGGTGCAGCATGGTATTTTGTATGCAGGATGCCGCGCCGCACACAGCCCTCATACCGGAACGGTGCTGCTGCACCGGTCAGTTCCCCTAAATAATGCTGAGAAGCGTCCAGCCGCATTCCCGGCTTTCTGCGCAGCTTTTCCAGCTCCGCGGCACAATCCGGGCAGACAGGCACACTGCCCAGCACCCGATCACAAAACGGGCAGCGGCGTGGGTACACCAACTGCCTTGCCCCGCGCAGAATGCGGCGCGGGACGCTGTAATAATCCATCAGTCCTTTTTGACGGCCACGATCACGCGCACGCGCTTGCCCGCAGCACAGCCAAAGTTATCGTACCAGCCGGTCAGGTAGTAGCCCTCCGAGTTGACCTCGGTCAGCTTGGTGGCGTAGTACTGACCCTTGTACCACAGATACACCTGTGCGTCGTCCGCCATCTCAAAGCGGGTGCCGTTGCTCATGACCGACGCTGCACCCACCTGATCGATCTTCATGGGCATGAGCTGGACCATCGTCCGCACGCTGCCGGTCGTCTCTCTGCGGGCTGCAACACCACCTACCAGCACCGGATATTTGACGTTGGTGGTGAAAGCTACCTGCGAACCATTGACATAGCACACATAGGTAGCACCGCCGCCAATATAGCGGAAGATGGACGCATACGGTTCGCCTACAAGGCTGCCCACCTGCCGCAGACCAAGGCTGAGCAGGCTATCCGTGTTGGCTGTGATCTTCTGCCACAGAGTGGAGAGGATGTCGCCGTTGATCACACCCCACAGCACTTCGCTGGTGGTGGGCACCAGAACATCCTTCAGGTCGTCCACGATCTTATCCTGCGTATCCGTGCTGTCGCTCTTGCCGGTGGAAATGATTTTGGCCAGCGTCTGCAGTTCCGAGTAGTTGACTGCCACATTCTTGATATCATCCAGCACGCCGTAGGTCCACAGGTCGCCGGTGACATCATTCAGGATCAGGCGGTCGATCTCGCCCTTCTCATTCAGCGTATAGTAGCGGACGTTCAGAAGATTCAGGTCTGTCCCCGCTAGGCGGCTGGGACGAACCGTCCCAGCCACACCCTCCGCAGTTGTATCCAGAATCTGTACATCGTCGGCAAGGGCATAGCTGCCCAGTGCCGTTGCATCTGCATTGACCTTGCCGGTAACGACCTTGTTCTCGATGCCGCTCACGGACTCGCCTTCCGGCGTTACGCGGATCTCTACCAGCCAGCCCTTGGGGTAGTTCAGGCTTTTGTCCACATTCACAGTGCGCTGAACACCATCGGTGCACATGACAGCCACGCGCTGCAGCACATCCGCGCCGTTATCTTCCACAAGGCTGCGGGCTGCGCCCTGCACCACGCCGTAGAACACCTCGTCGGCCTCTGCGCCGGTAATAACATCCGCCGCCTCATTGTTCATGCCCAGCAGCAGAGTGACCACTTCGCCCACGCCGCCGCCGTTCAGGCTGGACACCTTGGAAGCCACTGCTGTGCTGCCCAGCTGATAGCTGGTGCCCGCCACGGTAACGGCCGTGGGTGCGCTGGCGCTGGGCGAAACGGCAGTGATGCGGCCTGCTGCTTTGCGGGTGTAGATCCATACAGTCTGCAGACTTTCGCTGTAATAATACACATCGTAGCGGTTCAGCTCTGCAGAAGCCGAGACCTTATCGTTGCGGTAGATGCTCACCGGCGTAAAAGGCAGCTGGGTGCCTTCCGCTGCCACAAAGGGTCCCTTCAGGCTCTTGAGCATTACCGTGGAGGTGTCCACCTGACCGTTCGAAACCGTAAAGCCCAGGCTGGTACCATAGGCGCTGCCAGAGGCGGTGTTTGCCGTGAGGGTGTTATACAACAGCAAAGCACAGTCCTCATAGTTCATGGCCTCGCTCTGGCTGCGGTTCAGCTGGTTACGCAGGCCCAGTTCCTGCGCCTTGTTCAGCTGTGCCGTCGGGAACACGCCGTTGAGGTCGGTCATTTTATAGCCCAGCAGCTTGAGCGCTGCGGTGCAGGCTTCTTCCAGCGTGACCGTATTATCCGGGCGGAATGTACCATCAGTATAGCCGTTTATCCAGCCCTGCTGCACCGCAATGCGCACATAGGGTGCCCACTGAGAGCTGCCGGGCACATCCTTATACAGTGTGCCCAGATTGCCCTGCTGGCTGGCGCTTTCGCGGTAGGCCGAAAAGGAGACCAGCATCTTGGCAAATGCACCGCGGGTGACGGCAGCATCCAGACTGCCGGTCTGGCTGGTATCCATAGCGCCCAGTGTAATGGCCGTCTGGATGGCCGAGTTGTTCAGGCTGGCCGCCGATGCCGGAAGCACCAGCACGGACACAGCCAGGCATGCTGCAAGCAGACATGCGAAAAGACGTTTTTTCATAGGTATATTCCCCTTCCTTGGTGTTTTGCAGTCCGGCGCAACGCCGGCAGAGAAGAGTTCAGTCATAGCGCAATGCTTCAATGGGGTTGAGCCGCGCTGCGCGCTTTGCGGGCAGGTAGCCGAACAGCACGCCAATCCCCACCGAGATGCCAAAGGCCACTGCGATGGAATTGAAGGACGGGCTGACCGTGACCGTTGTGCCGCTGGTGAACATGGGCAGCACCTTGTTTGCTCCCATGGATACGATGTAGCCCAGTGCAATGCCCAGTGCGCCGCCGAGGGCCGAGGTGGTGGCTGCTTCCACCACGAACTGCGACAGAATGGTGCGTTCCTTGGCACCCAGTGCCTTGCGAATGCCGATCTCGCGGGTGCGCTCAGTCACCGACACCAACATGATGTTCATGATGCCAATGCCGCCCACCAGCAGCGAAATGCTGGCAATGCCGGTCAGGATCACAATGACCATGTTGATCATGTTGTTCATTTCCTCCAGCCACTCGCTGGCGCTGTAGACATAGTAGCC